GGTCTAGGATAGGCCACTGATACACCGCCGGGCGCCCTGTACGGTCTGGCATCTCAAACACGGCGGCGGGCTTCACGTCGCTGGTCAGATCCCAGTCGTTGCGCCATAGGCGCACGGCCTCAATGGGGTTATGCGCCTCCACTATTAGGCTCATGTCGTCCCCATTCTCGTCGTCGGAATAGACTAGGTATATGCGTGTCATGGCTTAGGCTTCCTCGCCGCTAACTAACCCATAATGTTCTAGGAAGGCGTCGATTAACGCCGCATCAGTCGGCACATATTCGCGGTACGGGTCGACGCTGCCCTCATATTCCCGCGCGCCCTCAATGACGCTGCGAAGCTGGTCATAGTGGCGGCTTTCGCCGCATGACGTATCCAGCAACATTTCATCGCCGCGCCATATCTCAATACTCGTTAGCCCATTCCAGCCCGGCAAGCCTTTGTCGCCGTTTTGGACCCACACAACGCGGTATTGCCCTTGCGTCATGGTTCACGCCTCCCGCTCAGATATGACAAAGCAATAGCCCGCATTGCCGGGCAGGCCGCCCCCAAGCAACCGGCGACCGGGTCGCATCCAACCCTTTTTCTCCATAAGGTCTAGGGCAGCTTGCGCGTGGTTTTCTTCCAGCGTCAGTGCGTGATCATAGGCCAGCACCACACGGCCAGCGTCAGCGCGCGCCGATACGCGCGAGCCTTTGCAATTAGTGGGGCCGTGGTACTTGGTCACAATGGCTTGGAACATGTCGTGTTTCCCTCTCATATCCGGCAGTAGCGCCGTCGCAGGGCGCCGCATGGGCGCCTTGCGAGGGCGAGGGCCTTGCGGCCCTTGCCTAGTCACGCCTCCGCCTTAACGTCAACGCAGGCTTCGCATTGGCCGTCATGCTGTTCCACATAGGCTTGCAAGTCTTCATAGTCTGCAAACTCGTATTCCTCGCCACACTCAGGGCAGGAATGAGACCAAAACACGTTAAAGCCGATTGAGCAGGCAACGCAGCCTTGCCAGTCTTCATCCCAAACCCAGACATTGCCGGATGACTGATTGACCCCGGCTTGCGTGTGCTTGCTGGTTTGCAGCCCTGCCTTGCGGATGGCCTTGATGCAATCGGCCAAACGGTCCAAGTCTGCGCCCTGAAACTGCGCGAAAAGATTTTCCATTGTCGTTTTCCCTCTCACTCAAGCCCCGATTGGCTTGGAAGATGGCAACGCTAAGCTGCCATCGCCCAAGCAAACCCGGCCTATTCGTCGGCGTAGGTGATGAATAAGACAGTAGCCATTTTGTAGGGCCGAAACTCATACCCATCGCCTAGGCTAGTGGTGACACCGCGCAGCCCTGTCAGGCCAAGCGCGGCCTTGGCGCGGCGCATGAGGCAGCGCTGGTAGCCCTTCGGTTCGCGGCGCCCATTGCCGTCCCAGCCCTTGAAGCACGGCCATTCCGGCATGGTGATGCTGGCGCGGCGAACCCAGCAATAGTTTGCCTCGCCGCCGAACGTGTCGGTGTATTCCAGATTATATGTGTGCATGGTGTGATCCCTCCCAAGATCAAAAAACTAGAAGCCAAAGCAAAAGCACCACAAAGAAAGCGCAAATGCCTGCATCGTGCAATAGATTGTTTTGCATGTTAGGCCCTCCGCATTTTGGGCGTATTGGCCAAAGCGCGACGCGCGTCGGCAATGGCGCTCCGCACCATATCGCGAAAATACCCATCGCGGTCTTTGTGGACGAAATCAGACGCGCAAGCATAAGCGCACGCGCCTAGGTAATCCGTCGCGATCTCCGCGCCGTCTAACGTCACGCGCAAGCGCGCAACAAACCAATCCACCGCGCCAGAACGCACCATTTCCACATCATCGTCATTGTCAAAACAATCCGCCGGGTCTGTATCGTCTGGCGTTACGTCGCATGTGATGCGAAAGCGCTCGGTCTCAAAAGACCAAATAGTGTCCCAATGCCGCATAGTTTTTCCCTCCAAAAATAGGCAATCCGTTTTGCCGATGCAAATTCTTTTACAGGCTAATTAAGGCAAGAATAAGGCAACCTAGAATCTATTACATGACATTTTGGTAATGTTGGTGTAATGTTGCGGTAACCGAAAACGGGAAAAATAGGTGTTTTAGGTATGGTTTGAGGTTGCCTAGGTTCTCGCCAGGTTGCGCGGGCCTATGTAGTTGGAGAAAAAGGCTTTTTTCATTTTTCCTAGGTTTTCTAGGTAATACTATACTATTCACGTGCAGTCAGTAATATAATTAACATATGTAAAGTAGTATGGCCTATAGGATAGTTGTACTATCTCGAGCTAGGGCGATGTTTTTGGCATTACCTAGATTGCCTAGATTGCCTATCCCCGACCTAGGCCCGCGCATCCCGCCCCATGCTTCACAATATATTCTGTTACGCTATCCGGTAGCAGCTAGCTGGCGCGTGTCGTGCTGGCGCGATGTTTTCGGCATGGCCTAGATTGCCTATTTGGCCTAGTAACAGAACCCGTTGCGCCCTGGTCTGCGCCCTGGTCTGCGCCCTGGTCTGCGCCCTGGTCTGCGCCCTGGTCTGCGCCCTGGTCTGCGCCCTGGTCTGGCGCCGCGCATGGCGACCGCCCTTGCAATGTATTAATGATTTACATTCAATCATTAACCATTGCTGAGGGCCGCGCGCCGAGGGCAGGGGGGCGGGGGGCCGGCGGCCGCCCCGTCCCGGTCACGGAGGGTCCGCAAACAATTTTTTATTTTTTGCAAACTTGCCGGCAAGGCTGGCGGCTTTTTATTTTTTGCAAACCCAACCAGCCATGCTATACAAAATCTATGGCAGTCTTTTCGCTCCCCTATGAGCCGCGCAAATTGGAAGCCACCGAGGCGCGGCTTGAAGCCATTTATGACGCCGCGCGTAACGGATTGCGTGGCGAGGCGTTAGCCTTGGCATCCGGCATGACGCCGACCGAATACCGCGCGCTGTGCGAGTTTGACCCGCTGGCGGCGCTGGCCGCGGAGAAGGGCCGGGCCGACGGCGAGATGGAGATGTCCAAGGTGCTGCATGACGCCGCCCGCGCCGGCGACGCCAAGGCGGCGCTGGATGTGCTGAAGCACGTCCACGGCTGGGTCGCCAAGCAAGCCGTGCAAGTCGAGGTCAACCAGACCATCTCCATCACCTCCGCACTGCAAGAGGCCCAGCGCCGCGTCATCGAGGGCGTGGCGGAGACGGCGCACGTAATCGAACAGGCAGAAGATGCAAACCACACGGTATAGCGCCGACGACGAAATGGAACTGATGAGCCGGCTGTGGACGCCGGCCATCAAGGACGACCCGCTGAAGTTCGTGCTGTTCGTGTTCCCGTGGGGCCAACCAGGCACACCGCTGGAACACTTCGACGGCCCGCGCCGGTGGCAGCGCGAGGTGCTGCAACGCATCGCCGACCATGTGAAGCAGAACAACGGCAAGATCGACTTCGACACGCTCAGGATGGCGACGTCATCCGGCCGCGGGATCGGCAAGTCGGCCTTAGTCAGTTGGCTGGTCATCTGGATGCTGACCACGCGGATCGGCAGCACAACCATCGTGTCGGCCAACTCCGAGGCGCAGCTTCGGTCGATCACATGGGCGGAAATCACCAAGTGGCTCTCGATGGCGCTTAACAGCCACTGGTTCGAGGTCAGCGCCACGCGGCTGATGCCGGCCAAATGGCTGACGGAACTGGTGGAGCGCGACCTCAAGATGGGCACTCGGTACTGGGGCGTCGAGGGGCGGCTGTGGTCGGCGGAGAACCCCGACGCCTACGCGGGGGTCCACAACTTCGCCGGGGTCATGCTGGTGTTCGACGAAGCCAGCGGTATCGACGACAGCATCTGGTCGGTCGCGGCGGGCTTCTTCACGGAGAACACGCCGCACCGCTTCTGGCTGGCGTTCAGCAACCCGCGGCGCAACAGCGGCTACTTCTACGAGTGCTTCCACTCCAAGCGCGACTTTTGGGACACCAAGATCGTGGACGCGCGCACGGTCGAGCATACGGACAAGCAGGTCTACCAGCAGATCATCGACGAGTACGGCCCTGACAGCACCCAGGCCCACGTCGAGGTGTACGGTCAGTTCCCCAACGCGTCCGACGACCAGTTCATCGGGGCCTCCACTGTCGACGACGCCATGCGGCGACCGCAGCACAAGGACCCGTCGGCGCCCATCATCATCGGCGTGGACCCGGCACGGTTCGGGTCCGACAGTACGGTCATCGCCATCCGGCAGGGGCGCGACATCGTGGCGATCAAGCGCCACAAGGGCGACGACACCATGACGGTGGTGGGGCATGTGATCGACGCCATCGAAACGTACAAGCCGGCGCTGGTGGTGATCGACGAGGGCGGCTTGGGGGCCGGCATCGTCGATCGGCTGAAGGAGCAGCGGTACAAGATCAAGGGGGTCAACTTCGGGAATAAATCAAAGAACCCGCTGATGTGGGGCAACAAGCGGGCTGAGATGTGGGGTGAGATGCGGACCTGGCTAAAGGACGCGTCCATCCCGATGGACCGCTACCTCAAGAACGACCTGATTGGGCCGATGATGAAACCGGACAGTAAAGGGACTATCTTCTTGGAAAGCAAGAAGGACATGAAGGCCCGCGGGCTGGCCTCGCCCGACGCGGCCGACGCCATCGCGGTAACGTTCGCGTTTCCTGTAGCCCACCGGGAATTTGTTGACAGGGCACCGCGCAGGGCCTATGCTCCGGGCGGAATTTCAAACTCTTGGATGGGGGCGTAACCATGGCCTACACGAAACCAATCGGCGTAGCGTTCACCGATCAGGACATCATCGGCGCAAACATTATTTT